CATGGATGGTATCCCAGTCAATCAACCTTTCATGCAGATCTAGGTTGACAAGACTGGTAAAACCTGTTATAATACATACATCGCAACAAGGAACACAATGACACAACCTAAATCCATTCCATCTAGCACCGGCGGCGTTATCACCTACACCAAGACCGGACTGATCCACACCGCAGGCAAAGCCTACAGTGGCAAGATTGCCGCTCAAGAAGCCAAAGGCAAGTAATATGAACGTGCTCGCTACCATCATCGGCGGTCTTGCACTGATTGTCCTCCTCAGCTTCTTGATGAGCTGGCCTGTGTATATGCTGTGGAACGGTGCCCTTGTTGGTGCCGTAGACGGGGTCCATAACATCGATTGGATGACCGCTTGGGGAATCAGCCTGCTGTGCGGCCTGTTGTTTAAAAGCAACACCAGCAAATAACAGTTGACAAAGTGGTAAATCCTTGTTATAATACATACATGTTAAACAGAAAGGAAACTGAAATGGAAATGACAGCACAACAGGTAGAGCAGATCGTTAACGATGCAATGACTTCAGCCGCAGAAGCAGCCAAACGTGCATTGGCACAATACGGCGATCGTGATTGCTGTGGCTTTGCCTGGGTCAACATCTGGGAGCACAACGGCAAGAAGATCCGTGCTAACAGCAAACTGGGCAAGGCATTGATCGCCGCTGGTGTACGCAAAGACTACACAGGTGCATTCTGCTTGTGGAATCCTTCAAAGGCAGGTGTGCAGAGCATGGGCATCTTGGAAGCAGGCGCCTATGCGGCCGCTGAAGTGTTCAAAGCCGCTGGCTTTACTGCCTACGCTGGCTCACGCATGGACTAATAAGTAAGACTGAAGGGGCTTGACAACAGGCTCCTTTGGTGTTATAATACACGCTTAAACAACAGAAAGGCACACTATGGCTACCAAAGCATCATCGCGCAAAGCATCCGCAACTACCAACGTTCTTGAGTTTGATCAAGAAGCTATCCGTAAGACAGAAATGGCTGTGGCCAAAGAGACAGACGCCCAAATCCTTGAGCGACTGCAAGAGCGCTTTATGATCCTTAACGAAATGACCAAAGCAGTCAAAGAAGGCCATGTACGTGCCATGATCGTATCAGGTCCTCCGGGCGTTGGCAAATCCTTTGGTGTTGAGGCTGTTCTCCAGAAAGCAGACCTGTTCAATACCTTGGCAGAGAAGAAGCCCAAGTTTGAGATCGTCAAGGGTGCCATGTCTAGCATTGGCCTCTACGCTAAGTTGTACGAGTTCTCGGAAGCAGGCAATGTTGTTGTGTTTGACGACTGTGACGACATCTTGATGGAAGAACAGAGTTTGAACACGCTGAAAGGCGCATTGGACTCAAGTGAACGCCGCTTCATCAGCTGGAACACAGACAGCAGAATCTTGCGTAGTGAAGGCATTCCAGATCGCTTTGAGTTCAAAGGTGCCGCTATCTTTATTACCAACATCAAGTTCGAACACGTTAAGAGTAAGAAGCTTCGCGGTCACTTGGATGCATTGGAAAGCCGTTGCCACTACATTGATCTGCAGATGGATACAGAGCGTGAGAAGATCTTGCGTATCAAACAGATCACCCAAGAAGGCATGCTGGATCGTTACGAGTTCAATGAGCCCGAAGCAGCTCGTGATGAGATCCTGGACTTCGTTGATCAGAACAAGGACAAGTTACGCGAGCTGAGTCTGCGTATGGTGCTCAAGTTAGCTGACTTGAAGAAGAGCTTCCCCGTAGCTTGGAAGGCAATGGCCAAGACCACTTGCATGAAGCGAGTATGAACTGGGAACGTTTAGCAGTGTATGCAACTCTAGGGTGTCTACTGGATGCCCTAGAGTTAGGCTACTCTACATGGGGCTTTTGGTGTGTGCTGGCCTTGTTCATAGTCAGCGACTACCTAGCCCGCAAGGACGGTATGGAGCAGGGCATGTGGCTAACAGCTAACCTAAGCATAGAAGCATTAGAAGACATCAAGCGACAGATCAAACAACTAGAGGACAAACAATGATCTACCCTGACACATGCACCTACTTGGGTAACAGCACAACAGCCTGTGGATGCCCTACCCTAGAGGGCCGTAGCTACTGTGCAGAGCACGCGGCTCTAGTGTATAAGGCGGGCACAGCTAGAGCACGCCGTGTTAAGGATGTTAAGGTAGCCGCCGCTGTGTGGGACTTGGAGTCAGAGTTCAATGCCGCTGTAGAAGAACTTATAGAAGAAGGCTATGACTTTGCTGAAGAGACTTGGTCTGTGCCTGAAGAGGAGCTGGAAGATGCCTAAGATTTCTCGTGATGATCTGATGGCCCTGGCCATCATCCTAGCTATGTTATTGGTCATAGCCAACGAAGAACTAATGGATGGACCGGCATGGTGGTAGGGGTGGCCGGCCATGGTGAAGTATGGTGGGGTGGTTAGGCTACACTTGCACATGCATACTAAAGTATGCAAGCAAGCATGTCAAACGATCTCAAATTCCCCCACCTTTTTCACCGTAAAATCACCATGGTGTTAGAGTAGATCACCATGGCCACAGATCTCCAAATCCTGCAATTTTTGCGCAGCAATTTTTTGAAGTACGTAAGACCTCGGTCTGTAGTACGATGGCCTATAGTAGACCAGATTTTAGGTCCGGCTCTTTACTGTAGACTCTACTCTAGCTTTACACTTTGTTCAGTTGCTTTAACACCTGTTCAAAGGGCTCGCTCACTTCCCAAGTACCGTGTGGTGGGCAGAATATAAAGGTAACCATTTCTATCATTCCGTCTTCTCGAGTCACTTGACTAGTGTGTGCTGTCACAACTAGATCTCTATCTATAGCTAATCGGGTGCCTCTATGCTGTGGGCTAGCGTTGGTTAAGTTTAAGTACATGCTACTAGTATACAGTGTAAAAAGTTTCGTGTCAAACAGATTTGGGTCATTTGAAAATTTTTTTACAAATTTTTACGCCGTACGTATATGAAATCTGTCATGTTCCCACTGTAGAGCGAACTGTGTGTAATGTTGCTCTTGTGGTAATGTCACTATGAGTCCTAGGGCACTGTCCAGTCTAAAGTCGTGTTGGATGCCAGTGCGTTGACTCCAAACCAGTAGATTCACTCTTAACAGCAACAGAGTTGGGCTGCTGTGTGCTGAGTCTAGGAATGTCATATATAGTGTGGTCATTGTAGTGTGTATAGTTATCTACTGTGATAATTCATCTTGGAAAAATCGTTTTTACCGCGGTGCGCTTCGCGCTTGGGTTAGGCTCTCTCCCTCCATTGGATTTACCAATATCTTGGTGTTTAATTGTCTATAATGATAAGTAAGGATACTCCCTGCCTTGGAATTTGTTACATTATGCCCTTACACTGTATTAGGTCTTTAAAAGACCCCTTGATTTCTTTATTAGCTGATGATCCCGTTCGACCTGATATTCCCTGGGAATTTCGGGTTGGAGCACATACTGAAGTATTTGTACTGCGGGACAATGAAGGGCGAGAACAGGCAGTTATATGTGCTGCCTATCGTAGTTTGATTCCCAGTAATGTTGTGGAGCTAGCTCTAGATCCGGAAGTGGAACCGCATGTAGCTGTATTCTACACCATATGGAGTTATGAGCCCGGGGCTGGACGAAAGCTGATTCGGGCTACTCGAGCACATATACAGGAGCATAGGCCTGCTATAAAGAAGTTTGTAACTCTATCGCCGCCTACTGATATGGCTCGCCTGTTTCACTTGAAGAACGGGGCCGAGGTATTCCGCGTTAATCTAGATACTGTGAATTACCTTTATCCTTGATCGCTTGGAACAGGATATCCAACTGTGCTAGGGCGGCACTGTAATCACTGCCCACTTTAACAGCATGACCCTGTGCAGCACGCCATTCTTCACAGTTACTGGCGCGATCATCTACTAGGATGTCGCCTGGACGGCAATGACGGTGCTTGTCGTGGCTGTAAGGTCCAAAGTGACAGACAACGCCCGGGTAGTATTCCATCATCCATTCTATCTTGTCCTGGAATACATCTGGAACTTCGTTATTCTGGGGAATGGCTGTGAGTACACGTAGTCTCCAGCCCAGAGCATCTTGAAACCGCAGTGCCTTGAGCATGAGCAGATCGGCTTGTGGCATCTTGGGCAAGTGGCGATAGAAGTTAGGTGCTTCCACTAATCGTCCCCAGCTGCGTTCGGGCCACCGCCCATTGGCTTCTGCTTCCTGTTCTTCTTGCTTGGTAGCGTTTAGGTACTTGCGAGCACCTGTGTTGAAATCGGCTAGCACGCCGTCCATGTCCAAATATATGGTTTGTGTTTTATTGTTCATAGTTTTAATTATACACAAATATAGAGAAATGTAAATAAATAAAAGTGCCAATCACGATCTTGCAGGATCTATTGGCTCTAACAGTTTATAAGGAACTATCAGCATGACTATTTACCTATACGTCAAAACCCATAATAAAACTGGGCTTAAATATCTCGGAAAAACCATAGAAAAAGATCCGCATAGTTATAAAGGATCGGGAGTAGAATGGAAGAGTCATCTAGCAGAGCACGGTGCAGATTATACAACTACTATTATTAAAGAATGCAGTAATACATTAGAATTATCTCAATGGGGAAGATATTACAGTCAACTATGGAATATTGTAGAAAGTAAAGAATGGGCTAATCGAATTCCGGAAACTGGCGGCGGGCCGGGTGCAGCAAAAGGTAGTAAGAATCATATAGGTTCTAATAATCCTATGTTTGGAAAATCTCATTCTGATCAAGTTAAACATGCATCAAGTTTACGTAGATCTCTTACTAATTCTAAGAGACGCTGGTACAATGATGGTCATTGTAACTGCTTTCTTAAAGAATGTCCCGAAGGATGGAAATTAGGTAGGATAAATCAAAAACCTACTACTGCCGGAAACAAGTGGTATAACAATGGGACTATTGCAATATGTTCAAAAGAAAAACCAACGGGCAATGACTGGGTACCAGGAATGCTCAAGAAATCACAAACTTAGTTCTTGATCATGTAAGCGGTCTATCAATGTGATCATACCTTTTAGTACATCAGCATTGCGTAGACTCTTGTAGACTAGATTTGGGATACTGAATTCGCCTAGCTCGGTCTGTAGCCCCACTTGTCTATACTTACGTAACAATTGTACAGTCTTTCTACAGACATGTAAATCCCCAGTTTTCATTGCAGTTTGAAGAACACTTGTCCAACGAGCAACCATTTCCTTTAGTTCTGATTCATCATACTGCGGCATGTCTTTGTTTGGTTGTTTGATCCAACGTGAAGTTAATACACTGTAGCTGCTGCTGACTGCAGGTTCTCTATGATCTTCCACATACAGTTCAACTGGAATACCAAAGATGTTTATATTGAAATCACGCTTGTATAGCAGACGTTTGGTGTCAAACAGTTCCGCCACTTCACGATCGCAGGACACAGTAGAGTAGTCTGCAATCAGGTGTAGATCAATATCACTCTTGTTGGTATAGTTGTAGTTGGCATTGCCCCCGGCTATGATTACGTCTAGAACTTTAAATGGAATGCCCACAAACTCTTTAAAGTCTTCGGCAATTCTCAGTAGAGCGCCCTGTACTTGGGGTTTTAACTTATTGTGATCCCAAAGTTTGGGATTTAATACAGTATTGTATTCGATGGGTTCGGAAAATTCGTTAAAGTGCATGATCATGTATTTATTGCGGTAAATATATTTGATATGATCAAAAACAATCTACAAGGCCATTTATTAGCAGCTAATCCCAGTAATCCCAGAGACGAGTTAGATCGTGCTGTGATATTGCTGACCAGTCATACCAGCGGTAGCAGTGTGGGACTACAGATCAACAGGGTCTTGCCCGAACTCAGCTTGGCCAACATAGCCAACAACATAGGCATATGGATAGATGATGATCAACCTGTATACAGTGGCGGCAGTGTAGGAGTCAACAAGATACACGTGATACATACCAATGATTGGTATGGTCATACCACAATTAAAATTACCAAAGATCTATGTGTGACCAATGATATATCTGTGTTGGCCGCTATCAGTAGAGGAGAAGGACCCGAGTATATACGGGCGTGTGCGGGCTTCTGGTTATGGGAAGATGGGCAGTTAGATCAACAGTTAGGAAACTTACCCGCAGAATTTGATCGACACAAATGGGAAACAGTACCTGCTACTGTTGAAAATGTATTTGGATCAACGGGATTGGAACAATGGCACGAAACATTAGAAGCCAGTGCCCGTATGCAGGTTTCACTTTGGTTTTAATCCTTTTCAGGATTTAAATTACTCAACATATTTCTAATCATAGGGCCAGTTGATGCTTTAACCTTGGGCTTCTCTATGCTCAAACCTTCTTTGGGATTGTCTCTATTGGCCCACGGAGCACTTGATACATCCAGTTCTTCACTTACTGTATTGTTGGCTGTGCTGACAACGCTGGTTCGTTTGAAGCTGTTCATCATAGAGCTAGTGCCCTGTGCCTTTTGTTGACTAAAGCTCTGACCTTCTTCATCCTCACCGAGGTCGGTAATCCGCAGTGTATCCACATTGAATTCCAGTTCAACCTTCTGACCAACACCGCTACTACTACGTGTTTTCATAAACTGGATTTGATAACGTCCACGTTCCTTCATAGCGCGACTTGTAAAGATACCAATCACATTATCTGCTGTCATGATCTTACTCAAACCGCCACTAATGTGACTGTGATCAAACTCAATTTCTTCAACAGCCGCACGGTTTAACTGACTAGCTGTAACAGTTACGCATTGGGTTTCCATAGCTAGATTTCGAATCTCTTCAGACACATATTTGTCTTTTACGAACAGATCGCTGGGCGATACCTTCACTGATAAAGGCATCATCAAATCCAGGTAATCTATTAATAAAACGTCTGGTTTTACGCCTTTTTTGACCTGATATTCCTTCAAATAGGCTCGAATATCGTTACAATTTTTCCCCGAGGGCATATACTTGATCTGCATACTACCCGCCTTCTTTTCCATCATTTTAACCTTTAATTCAACATCGTCAATGTTCTTAAAGATCTCACGAGTTGGGATACCTGTAGTCATACTATCCAGACGCATGGACACTAATTTCTCGCTCAATTCAAAAGTTAGGTACAGTACATTTAATCCTTGGAGTGCCCAGTTAACACCCATATTAGCCAGAAATAAACTTTTTCCGCCGCCAGAGCCAGCACAAAAAATATTAAGCTCGCCTCGATTGAACCCCCCATAAAGCTTCTTATCAATGCTAGGCCATCCAGTAGATATTTGTCCATTTCCGTCCTTTAATGCTTCTAGTCGAGCTCTCGGGTCCTCAAAGTAATCAGTACCCATATCTTTGTTTAGGCTAATTTGAATAGCGTCCTTGATCAACTTTTCCACAGGCCCATAATCGCCTGCTTCCAACAAATCACTGCTCTTAACAATAGCTCGTTCTAGCCCTTTATGTCGGCTAAAGTTCTCAAATTCGTCCATGAGCCATTCATAGTTCTCACGGGGCAATGTCAGTTGTTGGAAGTCACTGCGGGTGGCTGCGTTGACAATGGCAACCTCGGGCATGACCTTATATTCGTCTACATACTTATTAACAAACTCCGCGGCATCTTGTAGTCGTTGATCAAAGTTTTCATGATCAAAGATGTTCTGACAGCGGACAAATGTTTCTGCATCTGACAGGAACATTTCAAGATATAACTTCTGCATAGCAAAGTCATAATTGGGTTTAACAGTTTTTTCTTTATTCATCTTTTAGTGCTTCTAGTTTTTTCTTTAGTAAATTAATCTTGATCTCACCATGAACTTTATAGTGAAGAATAGTAGTTAGCACATAGAGGCGACCATACTTTTTAACTGCGTCTGCAATGTCCTTGACATCATCACCCCACGGCGGCAAACTGGCACTCCATCCATTCTTAATAGCAGCCGCTAACATTTTAGCTCCGGGCTTGTCTCTATCAGGCACTACAATAACTTCACGTCCTAGATTGTTTAGGCGCATGATTTGAGCATCGTTGGGCTCATTGGTCATAATGCCCACACCATCGATAGCAATGGCATCAAATTGTCCTTCTGCTACAATCACAAACTTGCGATCGTAATGTTGTGCATCTAGATTAAACACATAACCACTTTGACTATCGGTGAGATACTTTGGCTTGCCTTCTGTAATCTTACGTCCGGTATAGCCCACAATTTTACCTTCATGATAGAATGGGATCATTACCCTATCTTTATATCCTGCGGCTGGACTCCACATCCAATTATACCAATCTAGTTCCATACCGCGGCCTAAAATGTATTCTACTATCTTGCCAATGTCTTCTGCTATATCGGGCAAGTATGAAGTATTAATCCATTCCATTACGGACATGGTACCTTCTGGCAACGGTTTTTCCAACAGTGTAAAATTCAGTGCTTTCTTCAGTACAGGTTGATCATCTTTGATCTTTAGTGCGGCTAGATTAAGTTTGCCTATATCCGCTTCGCCCATGCCCATCCAACTGAATAGGCTTTTAGTATTCTTACTTAACAGTTTGCCCGGCGTCCAACCTGCGGCAAATTGGCAATTGAAACAGTGATAAACGAATCCGTCGCTTTCTACACGTACACCGCCACGGAGTCTTGTGTCGTAGCCTTCTCCCCTATGTTGACAACAGGGTGCGTCGAAACTTGTCCAACCACCAGAGGTCAGCTTTCGTTTAGGAGGTAGTAGTGCTAATAATGCAGATTGTATATCGTTCACTTATACAGTTTAGCTTCGATAGAGGACTTTGTCAAGTGAACCGAAGTAATGAGGATTGTCGTTTTGTGACTCTGCAGGTGCTGTAGCAGGAACATGCACAATTCTAATGTAGCTGAATACACCGTTGAAGTTAAAGACATCAATACCGGTAAAACCAGTATATGTTTTAGATTCAATAGTAACATATCGATCAGCGGCAGCAGGACTATTGCTCAATGTGCCTTGGATATAAACAGTGCCACGATATGCTGTCATGTATACAGCTAATGTATGCAGACCAGAATTGCTGTTAAACGCAGGGTTGGCATAAATGTTGCCACTCTTGTGTTCGTATTTTCTAATGCTGTCATTATAGTAGGTTAAGAAAGAAGCTATCTCTTGGCTAGGTTGTAGTACTGGATAAGCGTCCTCGTCTAGTTGAACTGTGCCTGCAAGACCGTAATAGGTATTGGCATAAGTTGGCAAATATGATCCGTCACTTTCTAGCAATTTTACTGTAAATTTATAGCTGGATTTAGGAATGTCGATGGTATCACTTTCTGTGAGTGTTAGCAATGCAACACCTTTTGTTCCTGTGCTTTCTTCTAAAACTTCTAATGGTCTTTCTATTAACAATCGTTGATTGACTGCATCAAACATGGAAAATACAAATGTTTGTGTATTGGAAATAGATACTTTTTTCTGATCACTATTCTTAAATTGAATACGGACCTGATTTTTAATACCTTTTTGTATTTTTAAATCGTGTTGATACATAACTTGATTCGCTCCTCGAACAGTGGGATCCAAATCTAATATAACGTCGAGTGTGTTTGGATATAAATAGATTGGTAAAATTTGCATATTACTATTTATTGATAACTGATGTCCTTACCCAACACCTTCCAAGATAACTATCCCTTTGTGGCCTGTGTCAAATCAAATGACATAGAGTATGTGGGTATCGTGATCAATTTCGACGATTACGTAGCCAGTATCTACGATATATCTGTAATTAAAACGGATGAAGAACGTAAACTTTTTCTAGAGATGGGAGAAGTTTGGTGGTGGGAAAGTAATAGAAAAATTCCCATTAATATATTTCTAAAGAAAGAAATGCAGCTCTTTAAATATGCTATTAAAACATTCAATAGCAAAGATGCGGAAATAGTATTCGGGCCTACAGTAAATCTAAGTGAAATTGCCGAGAAGCGTATCAAACGTAAATCGATACAACTAGTTAGAATCCCTAAGAATAACCGTAGCTAATACCTTCACAGATAAGATTCATCTGCACCACGATAACATGAGCATAGGCTATAGCGTGGGCCTTTTTAAAATAATATTCATCACCGGCGGGCTTCTGCCAAACTTCGCTCTTCACGACGGACCATTCTTGCCCAATCAGATATCGTTTTGCCGGGCGGATAATAGCCAATACAGCGGCTAACTCCTCGATACTCGTCGGTTTCATCTGTCTCAATATCGCCCCATGTCCGTTCACATGAAACAACAAATTCACGAATTCGTCTTGCAGTAATAAATCCCATAATGGTTCCGTGTTAAGTAATTCGATTAAGTGAGCTTCATTCCTAACATCCTTGTATACTGATACATTTAGGAAATCAAGTTTGAAGTATCCGCGATCCTCTGCCGTCTTGTAATCAATGTTAGCAGTATCAGTTAGTGGATTATAGGGGATAGAGTGACAATATACACCGGTGTTGTGTTTCTTAAAACTTCCATTTTCTGATATAGCCGCCGGCACATGTTTGATAACATCAAGTGCCTGTGTCCTATCAAAGAAGTCAATATCAATATCCGGCATTTCTAATCTCGTCGTAAGATGGTGCGTAGTTTCCGCGATGTTGGACAGTAATTCCCGCCGCCACGTTAGCAAATATTATAGCTTTTTCTATGTCTTTTGTAAAGAGATATTGAGCAGCCAATGCAGCCATAAATGTATCACCACATCCGCATACATCCATAACTTCTACCTGTTTGGTTGGATAGATGGTTTCGGTCTGACTGTTCTTATATAGGGCACCGCGTCCACCTAATGTAACAATAGTATTCTTTGGAACGCTCCTACTGTTCTTATATTCCAGCTCATTAATCTTTATATAAGTCCAAGCGGCACTAAATCTATGTAGGTCTGTCTTTTTAGTATCAATGAATATAGGACAGTTAGCAGATCGAATAACCTGTTCTATGCTTTCATATGTTAAGAAACCTTTATCATAATCCGATATTAAGATTGCATCATATGATTTAATATGGTTGGGAGTTTGTCCATCCCACGGAACAACTGCGGGTTCGGTGTCCACTCTTAATAAATGATGTCCGGACCGTTGATCGATATATCTTGTTTTTTTAATTTCAGTATTGTTAGTAACAAAGTCTGGATCGATGTTTAAGTTCTGCAAATTTTTAAGAACGTTTGCAGACATGCCTGGTAATGAATATTCATTTGTTAATTTAATAACAGGGACAGGAGCTTCGGGACTTAATCGATCTACAGTTCCGATCTTGTATTCATCGATACAACTATCACCGATCAGTAATATGTTGAATGATATTTGTTGTTGAGTAATTGTTGACGAGGTCATAAAATTTAATTTCTTTGCAAAGGTGAGCACCTACAATTGGTTTACCTTTATAGTCGCTGCCTTTGACCATAATGTCTGGTTTATAAGTTTCTAAAATATATTCTAGTTCTGCTTCATCTGCAAACGTACAAACTGCATCTACACATCTTAAACTTTGTAGCATAAACGCCCTATCCTGTTGATTGTTGATAGGTCGTGTAGGACCTTTTAGTTCAGTAACACGGCTGTCAGTATCGATACATACTAACAAATGTCCGCCTAGGCTTTTGGCATATTCCAACATTTCAATATGTCCGCGATGCAAAATATCAAAGGTACCGTTGACTACAATGTTCATTTCTGGCTGTCACCTTTACCTACACGGTAATTATCTTCTACGCTATCGGGTGTGCTAACTTCAATGATGGTGCCAGCTTCTAAACAGGTAATACGATGCGGTACTAATGGATCATTATGATGCACCTCCCCCACGCCGATAATTTTTTTATGTATATCTGCATTATGGGTATCGATTACTTCGATTTCAAATAGACCAGACATTACATACCAAGTCTCTTCTTTCTCACGATGGAAGTGCATACTGAATTTTGCACCTTCGTTAAAGTTTAAAAACTTACTACAGTATTTGTTGTTGGTAACCCAAATTAATTCTGAGCCCCAACCCTTTTTAACTTCTCCCTCTAACCTCATGCCGGCACCTCTGAAAATCTCTGCAGGAAACTTTCTAGATAACAACTGTATTCTTTACCGTTTTTAAATTCTCCATAATGAACCCAAGTGTGTCCTTCAAGTTCTATCACAGATTTAACGTAGAATATTTTAGAGTCCCCGCTCCACCATTTACTTCCAACTTTTGGCAATTTCATAAAATTCCTTTTGTTAATTTTATACTTATTTCTCTGTAAGGTCAACTTCTAACCAAGTATGATCTCCCATGTATTTTACAGGACTCATATATTCGTAGTCTGGAGGAACACCGGTTGACCAATCGTCGGGTCCGTTGAGCACCAGTAATGTTTTTTCTTTTTTCTTTTCCCAAACTAGCCAATACACCTGTCCCATCATTACTTGGAATTGATATTCTGCAGCATGAACAGCATCTGTAATTTCTAACCTACGCTTAATCTGTTGTGCTTGTTTTTCCAATACAGATACCAATTCCATAATGCGATCATACTCCTGCTGAGCATACATCCTAGCATGATTGATCATAAGATCTTTTTGTTTAGTAACTGGTATTAGATCAAAATTTACACCGCCTGCTTCCGTGGGATATTCGGATACATTCCTATTAAAAAAATTAATAGACAATCCAGTTGCTGTAGAATCATAACTTGTTCTGCCTTTAGCAGAATTTGGTTGTGTCACAACTCTCCACTTTCAGCTAATTTTAACATTAGGCTATATTGTTCGTATGCTTTTTTCACCGCTGGGTATTTGTCTTTCAAATACCGCTCGTGTTCTTTCTGTTCCATCAGTGTTTCAAACATTCTATAATGTCCGTGTTTGGCCATATTGTTAAACACTTCAGATTCAAAGTTTGCAATCTTTTCTAATTCACTTTCTGCAATTTCTACAGTGTACAATGGCTCACTATCAACTACAACATCTTCATAGACCCGATTAAAGTCCATAGGATCCTTAAAGTATTTTATGTTAACTTTATGATATCTACTTGCTCTTTTATTTGTATCAAGGACTTGAATTCTATGATGTTCACAAAATTCTTTTATGTTATTATCGGTCATTTTATTCCAACCTCTCTGCAGATTTCTTTTACTAATGCAACATCTGCAGGAATTTCTTTAAACTTACGCAACCAGAATGGAACATCAAATGCAGGGGCAATCATTTCTAATTGCTCGTCACTCATGGATTTAATCATCTTTTGTCCTGCATTACTGTTTAAAATTACCCAAGGACTAATGCGACCATTTCTGATATCATGCACTGCTTTGTTGAGACTTGCATAGGTAAAGTAATGTGCAAATTCTGCATTATGCTCGTCAGCCCATTCCATCATTGTCTGTAAACTTCTTTGCACTGCTGACTCAACTGGTTCCACTTTGATCATGTCATACAGATATTTTTCATACAGTTCGTCACGGCACCATAGGTCCAACTTGACACCACTTTTGATCACATAGTCGATAAACTTGTCTGGGTACAATGGATTTACGTTGTTGATAAAACTGCCAAATTTTACAAAGGCATTGTAATAACTGCTGTCTGCAAAGTTGTTATAGGTCTTGGGTTTCTTAGCGTTCTGTGTCAATTGCCAGAAACGATTAAATGCAACAAATCCCGCTTGAACACGCTTTTCAGTTTCCTGCAAAGCCCTACGTTTGCGTTCGCACATGTGCGCAACAAGAGTCTTATCTTTCATAAAACTCTTATTACAGTGAACACATTTATAAGGTTGTTCTACTAGTTGCATCATTCTGCCGGTTCGTATGTTGCTTCAAATATATCAGGCTTACAGGCATAAAATTCACCTTGAATGCCTTTAATAATCCAATCGCCCTCTGTGGCAATATGTTTTACAGTCAAGTGGACACCGTCTTCAAGTGTACAGATTTCTGCTTCACCTTTGGCAGTAGGATGGCGAGCTTTACTGATATTGCCAATAGCGTCACCACAAAATTCTTTTAATTTAGCAATACCTTCAGCAGTATAATCAAACCGAACTGCTTCAATTACTACAGGTTTCTTTTTAAACTTCATTCGTATTCTTTCCGTTGTTTCTTGTCAAAGCCCATCTTGTCAAACAGCTCTTTGATATCATCTTTATCCATCATCTTGCCTAACATTTTAATCTCATCCATCTTCATTGCTGGATATAACTGCACCAATAACTTTTCAATCTTGTTGGCTTTTTCTTTTTTACCTGCGGCTAGATATGGATGATAACAATTAACACCTGCACCAGTTGCGGCAAATAGTTTCCACAATAGTTCTTTGTGATTCTTACTCAAATCCCAGTGATTTTTATTGACCATTTCGTTGGTCATTTCAATAAACCATTCTTGTATATCTCTATCACCTTGAACACTGGCAGTATAACGCATGAGAATATAGGGACTAAATGCCTTGCGTTCATCATCAGTTAGGTTAGTGTAGAAATCGTAGTTCTTTTGATCTACTGCATTCAGTTCACGTTTGATGTCGAGTTTTGCGGTTGCCATATCTTCTTTCGTAATCGTCTGTTAGGTAATATGTTACTTTAACACGTTCCATGGCCGCTTGTAAAGTAGAATTTGTTTCAGCCTCACGTCTTATGTCGCCCCATAGTTTGTCTTCCATTATTTTGTCGTACATACTTCTTTTCTTGGGACTTTCTGAATGTAATGTGCGTTTAGAAGATCCTACTTCTCTAACATATACAGTTTCTCCACCGTCGGGACTTTCAAATACTTTAGACATTTACCAACACTTAGTATAATCTACTAATTCACTTTGACGGCTAACTTCTTTGACAAAGTATGCACAGGTCGGAACATCACCGGCATGTAATGGAGTTGTCAATAACTGTCCTTGGCGCATCTTTGGAAAATACCATTTAACATCATGATAGATATCAATGATATCGATATCTAAAAATTCTGGTCTAAAACTGCTCAACGGGTTAAAACAGAATGTTTTGAAACCACGATCATTTAAACTAGTAAGTGGTAGGATCTCCATGTCCGGGCCCTCTGGGTCTCCAACAATTGTACACCAATCTAATGGCATTACTAGCTCATGTTTTCCTATTTTTAGTGCTGCTGCTGGACCCGTAAAACTTTCAAGAAATATTAGTGGAACAAAGAAGTAATCGGGGTTAGAACTATCACTGTTGTCTAATACAGAAAATCTCAAGTCGTCGTCTATCTCTTCGGGTAAATCATTCAGGAAGAATGTTTTATTTTCTAATGTGAGAATCTGCATTATTGGTATTTGACCTTTTCAATTGTAAATGGGTAATGTGCATCTTTGTAGAACTTCTTTCGTTCTGTTAGATGCCGTTTTGCGTATTTGGTGCTGGCAGTTAAGTCCCAGATTTGTACGAAGTCCTTGTCGTCGGCTTTTCTAATGCCACGACCAATACTTTGTATAACGCGAACAAAGCTCTTTCCGGGCTCCAAAAGAACCAGATTAAAAATACGGGGGATATTAATACCCACAGCGGCCACACCGTAAGTCGCCACAATAATCTTGTTATCAGCAGTTTTGATTTCGTCATATGATTCTTTTCGATCTTTAGTTTTAACTGCGCCTGATACAAATGCAACGTCTGGTTTTTCTCCTAATAGAGAAAACAAATCACTTAAATGTGTTTGTAAAAATGTGCCGCTCTCAATTCTATCTACTAATACAAGAGTGTTTCCTGTTTCCGCAATACCTTTAATTATATTTGACAAGTAAGTCATGCGTTCAGTATTGGTTACAAGATATTTTAGCTCCTCTGCATAACCACCAAATTCTTTCCATTCAGCTGTCTGTATAATATTGACATGACATCCACTCAACACACCTGCTTCTTGCAATGTATGTGCCTTGACTCGATTAACGACTTCGCCTAAACTTGCTCGCAATGACTGAAATTCATGGTCTGCTTTTGGCACAGTTCCAGTTAATCCCCAGCGTATAGGAGCATTGGCTAGATTGCGTGTCAATAATGTTTTCAACACTTCTGCTTTAGCCATATGAACCTCATCAACCATCACAGTAGCAACACCGTCTAACAATTCTGCCAGTGTCAGCATCTCTTCATCACGGTCAAATTCTTTGGATTTTTTGTCTAAAATATTGAGACTTTGCCAAGTGCAAATAGTGTGGGTTTTATTTAGGTCTTTTCTGTCACCGTAATAGACGCCAACATCTAATTTACAATTGACAAAATCTTCTTCAGTTTGTTCAACTAAACTCTTGTTAGGAACGATGGTTATTGTTCGACCATATTTTTCACAAATTTTACTCAAAGTTGCAGTGGTAATTGTCTTGCCAAAACCAGTGGCAATTTCTTGGATACACTGAGGATTCTCAAGAAACTTATTGATAACTTCAACTTGGTCATCTCGCAGTCGAATTTTTTCTCCTGCAAAACGATGTCCTTCTGGCCACGTTTGATCACCCCAAAAATCTTCAGAAATTTCAGGAAAATCCAGGGCCACAGGACGGCGTAGATCTTCAACTTCAATATAATAATTCTTTGCCTCGAGAAATTCCAACACCTGCGGCAGCATACTCAAGTAGGTAGTTCCACCGAGGCCGAAAAAACTAATACTACCGTCCCAGCGTCCTAATTTATAGCTGGGTCTATAGCGGGCAGTAGGGTCTTCGTACTTGAATTTTTTGACCAAAGCCTTACGTGTATCAAGATCTAAATTTTCAATCTTGATATTAACTTCGTCTTTGATTATAATTTTACAAGAGGACAAACTGTGGATCCTTTACGTTTTTCTTTTCAGTATAATATATCAAATTTTCATGATTTCCCACGTACTCTCTAATGGAATAATGAACTCCACCAAACCCCATGTTGATTACTGCGTTAAATTTGATATTAGATTTTAACACAGGCTTAGGTAATTTGCTACTGATAAAAACTACTTTGGTATTTTCTGTGATAGGAGAATTTAACTTATTTTCTTTGATAAAAATATTGAATTTTTCGTCAATTTTTGAGTCCAGTCTAAACATTACAGAAATGCTCTCATTAGAGATACCTTGTGTTTGTAAAAATTCATAGGCTTGCGTTAATTTTTCAAATTCGCTGCCTCCTGGAATTACAAATAGACAAGGACTCATATGCTCCACAATTGCAGCTAGGCAAGAAATTGGAGTTTTTTCACAATTTATGTAGAAATCGTCATTGGCCTCGGTCTGTAGGAATTTTTTAACATTTTCATCAAGGTCTAATAAATCAAGATAAACAGTTATTTCGTTGGACCAGGTAAAAATTCCTTTACGTCTTGCTTCAAACACTGCTCCCAAGATTTCAGTGGATTGCAAATCTGGCATATTTTTGGAAATATTGAGAAAAACCGGTTTTCCTTGATCTAATGCCAACATGGGAACAAACTGGTCCATGTGATCACAGATTACTGTTGTTTGATCTGCATAATTTTGAAACTGCTCATCACACGAAAATTCATCTGTTCGCATCAGCTCGGATAAAAAATGCACAGCACTTTCAGTAAGGGCGAAAATCCATGCTTTTTTCTCGGGATCCCATGCAGCATGAGCAAAATCGTCTCTGTGTTTTCTAATGTTCTTGACCAATTCCTCATTGTAGGGGAATTCTAGTTTAATTGCACGACCAAATATAGGGTGCTCAACAATAGATATCAATTTAAGATTGTTTAATTTTCTAAAAGGATATTTATAAACTGGATTTTCCAAGAATTTTTCAACATCTTGTGTTATTAGGCTAGATAGTGTAGTAGCATGACGTTTTAAAATTCTTACTGCCACGCCTGCCTGTTTTTCAGTGAAGCCGTTGCCGCGACTAATCTGGTCCGAAAAGCTATAGACCATTTGGCTATCCCAATTATTGAGTTTAACCTGTGGTGTAAATGCCAATGCGGTGATTAGGTCTTCTATGTTCATGATTTATTATAGCACGATTAGAGAAAAAGATCAAAGACTAATATCTTCAAGTCCTGCGGCACGTAGTTTAATAATATTGCTCAATTGCCATTGTTTAATTTCAAGGCCTTTGATAATGCCCAACCATTGATTACGCAACATGGCAAATTCGTTGATGATTTTTTCCATATCAACGACATCTGCTTCACCTTCAACATATTTTTCACAATCACGACTGCTCAATGCACGTTGATAGTTTTCCAAATATTTCTTAAAGGCTTTTGATCGAGTGCGTCTTAATTCAATGTTGAGATATTCGAGTATAGCTTCAACTTCTTGAAGTTGGTTAAATCTTTGTTCAACAATACCGGGAAGCGAAGCAGAGGACTTCTCCACGTTACCGTGAATCTTGACCTCTTTTCTTGCTTCGTCGATTTCGTTGTAGTAGTAATCTAAACAACTTGGAAGGTGTGCTATGTCTTTGGAGACTTTAGCATACCAGGACATGATCAGTCCTCGTCTTTGCCGTAATCGATCTCGTCGTCCTCATCTTCGGCATTCTCATTTACTACAAGCTCAATAGCATTGTCTAAATGAGGGTCGTACCCCATGAGACCTTCGAGGACAGATAACTCTACGTCCTTGCCGATTAAAAAATCAACATAGTGATTAGCGGCTGTTTCTTTGTTTTTATCAGAGACATACTCGCGGAATATGTCCCACACTTCGATAATTAGATCTTCTTCCATTATGCTTCCTCAGTTTCTTCTGTAGATACAGGTACGACAGAACTTTCTGTCCATTCAGACATCATAATAGTTAGTCCATCTTTCTCATTCTTTTCCCAAGCCTTGCGGAATTGTTTGATAATTTCGCCGTCCTTGGTTGTATAAACAAGACTATTGCCTTCCTTCTTCAATGCGCCTTTGCCTTCAAACAGATCAACTAATCCGCTGAATGGGCTCATGCCAGTTGAGTAAGGAATTTCAACTTGGACTGACTCAAATGGTTTTGCGTAGCGTGTTTTCATAATCTTACAAGCTGAACGGATACCGTTTACAGTTGTAGTTTTATTACCATCAGCGTCAGTTTTCAATTTCAACTTGCGCATTGCAACCACGATAGATGACGCATAGATAAAGCCTTGCCCGCCACTAATTTTGTCATCTGGGTCAAACATATCCTGACTTGCGTATGTATGATTAGTACAAACCAATCCAACATTCCAAGAACCAAACATGTTAACACAGTTACGAACAAGACTTGTAAGTGCTTTAGGCTTACGGCCCATGTCACCTTTCATTTCACCTGCTTCAAACTGATTCACGTCTGTAGGAGTCAATAACATACCCAACGAATCAACAACAAATAATACCTTAGGACGTTGTTCCTCAGGCATCAATTTGTATTCTTTCATGAATTCACTGATGGTTTTTGCCACATCGTCAATCATAGCCATGTTAAGTTTCAATAACTTTTCATCGCTAGTATCAACGCCTAGATCCTTCAACCATTGTTCGTCAAGAGCGTTTTCGCTGTCGACTAAGATAACATAAATGCCTTGTTCCTGTGCTGCCTTGATAATGTTCCCGGAGCAGATATAACTTTTACCTGCACCGGATTCACCTGCAAACACAGTGACCTTACCCAGGGGAACCCCTTTAAAGAAGTCCCCTGAGATAAGATAGTTAAGAGCATAGTTACCAGTTGAGATCCAGTCTGTGGGATCGTTAAAGCCAATACCTAATCCATCGATGGATTTAGTAATGCTTTTACGAAATTTAGAGATATCAAATGCTTTTGACATTTAACCCCCTTAAGCCTTGTTGCGATTGCGAATCATCGCAATGATGTCGGCTGCACGACTACCTGCATCACCAGTTGCTGGAGCAGATTGCTCTGCCGCAACAGCTTTAGCGGGTGTTGCTGCCGCAGGTTCAAAAGGGACGTCATCTTCATCTATCGGAGTAGATGCCGCTGGTGAAGGAGTTGCTGCACGTGGTGCAGAACCTGTTGCTTGACCACTACCACCGTAGCCTGCTGGTTTGAAGTATTGTGCCCAACGATCTGGATCATATGCTTCGCCATCAACTGACGCTTCTAACATTTCCTTGATCACTTTGAGTTCAACTTCACCGGGCTTCTTAGGTAGGAAGCTCTTCAAATCGTGAAGACCGTATTGCTCAATTGCTGCGTTTTCTGCTTCGCTCAGAGCACGTTCACGACGGGCCCAAGTTGAAGTAGAGTAGTCGGCATAGCCGCCTTTAGATGTCTTTGCAATCTTGAAATCCAAGCCACGGACATAGTCTGTTGGCAATTCTTCAATTTCACTATCCATTAATGCGTTCTTGACGATGTTGAAAATCTGACTGCCGATAATGAATCGACGGATTGGATTTTCGGGTGTTTTGTCTTCTTGTAGTTTAGAATCAACCACATAACCTTGGAACAGGTAAGACTTTTTCTTCCAGTACTTACGACCCATATCTTCCAATGACTTGTCTTTGAACCAAGGGCGAACCTCAGTCAATACTGGACAAGTCTCTCCCCACATTTCCATACAAGGAACTTGCACAGTCACGGGCTTGGAGTTGGTTTCACCCTTGATTCCGGCAAATGGCAATTTGATCATTGCACGTTCGATCCAGAAGAAAGTGTTGTTTGGATCCGCATCAGGTAAGAAACGTACTGTGGTAGTAGTACCTTCTGCTGCATTCCAATGGGGGTAAATTGCGTTGTCTCCACCGTTCGAGCTGCCGGTGTTGTTTTGAGAACTTGCTTGAAGTTTCGCGCGAATTTCTGCTAATGTTGCCATAATGTTTTGCCTTTATAAAATGTATTATGCCTCTTTCTTAAAGCCAACTGACTAAAAGAAAAACTGTGCATAGCGTTAACTATACACAGTTTTATTTATACACGCAACCTATAAGGCTGCAATAATATGGTTTATTTTGCCAATTATTTTTTATACTTGGCAAGTCTTAAAATATCAACCATTTCTGGTAAAGGGCCTTTTGGTCCGCCACGCATACTATATGGGCTGGACATTTTCATTTGATCCATACGAGATTTAGTCAATGTACCTTTTTTACCTGCCCTATCTGTCTTATATACATCATTAGAGCCTGCTATACTTCTTCCACCCAATGTGTCAAAGTTAGGTGCTTTGCCATCACCATGACTTGCTGGGTAACCACCTCTCAATGCATCCATAGCATCGCCGATAGAATGGAATGTACCTTTGACTTCTTCTCCCATTTCTCCATGGTAGTCGATAGTGATTTCTCCAGTTTTCAAATTATGTTCAATATGGCCGTCTGCATAATAACCACCTTCGCGATCATCGTAATTAAACACTTCTATATTAGGATCACTAGAATCGTCTTGATACCATCCACTCATTGTATCCATTGCTTTTGCAAAATTGCCCACACCCTCATAGGCAGGCATAATATTTTTATCAACTGGGCCTTGATCACCGATGCCTTCTACTTTTGCCTTAACGTTGCCTAATAATTCTTTTAGTCTTGCTAAGCCATCGTCGCCATGACTAGCTGATGCGTGTCCGTTGGCTACTTGTCCGTGCTTCTGTTGCCATTCTTGTGTTAGCTTTTGAATAAATGCCTCTGCCATTTGACGTGCCTGTTCGCCTGCTTCTTCACCAAACTTTTCTGCAATTTGTTTTTTAACATCTAATGCGATGCCTTCTTCACCACGGAATGGACCAACTGTAGGATTATCTCTGTTGTAGAAACTGCCAACAATTTTAGCAACTTCTTTGATCATAGATCCTTTATCTTCGCCCATTGCGCCCGGTGGAGGAACCATATCTGTATTTTCATTTTGTCCCATGTGCTGTAGTTCGCTCATGGTGTCGCCAAGGAAGTCTTCACTGTTGATCAATGAACGAGCTTGATTAGGACTCATGTTTAATTCTTTTACCAATATCATGCCAATTGCTTTTACTAGTTCGCCTTCTTTTGCTGGATCATAAGTAATGCCATGATTGAATAAAATTTCTGCAACTTGATAACAGGTTCTGTCTTCTGCTGCTTCTGCTGTGGGTTGTTCTGGAGCCACTGGTGCTGGTTCTGCAGGAGCTTGTGTTCCACTCATGCCCAACGCCACCAATAGCTCGGGATAGTTTTCTTGTGCCCATAACTTGAATACTTCAATAGGATCAGTTGTACTGTCTAAATCTTTTGCCTGCTGGAATTTATTTTCCAAATCGTCGTCATCTAGACCAAATTCGCTAAAGAAACTGTACGCGGTATCTAAATTTAATTGACCGTCTGGTAAATCTGATAATGCTTGTTTTAAATCTGCAATTTGATCGTCTGCTAGTTTGCCTTGTTCTGTTGCCTCTGCCCAGTTTTCAAATGCGTCAAATGCGCTTTCTTTAACTTCATCATTGCATTCACACGGATCACAATGACATTTTTCACACTCTTCTTTTTCTTCGCTAACATAATCTTCAAGATCAACTTTATTAGTCTCTCTCATGATGCTGTGTAGTAGGGGAAAGAAACCTGCTAGTTCTTCTTGGAATGTAGACTGTGTAAATTTCTGTTTGTATTCTTCCATAGTGACAGCATCAAGTTCCATGATGTCGTCGTCCATAGGAGCCTGTGCGCCCAGGCCTTCTGCCCATGCTTCGTAGTGATGACGCTTACCTAGTGCTTCAATTTGTGATTTAAGTTCTTGTAGTCGGCCTACGGCCCTTTCTGTAATGCCTGTAGCGTCATCATGTAGGCTAGTGCGTTGAATTTTACGTTGGAATTCTTGTAGTTGAGCTATGTTTTCGCTCATTTTGATAATTGCTTTGCCTGCTTGATCATGTGGTGCACCACCGTGATCTACGTGTTGTGCCATGGCGAATGCGCCGGCTGGATGAATGAATGGATACTTAAATCTTTCACCATCTTTGTTCTGGATAAAAATTGCTTTGATATTGTTTTTCTGGCTACGACTTCCAGAAAATGTTTCATCTACTGGTTTAGCGTGGCGAACAATAACTTCTGTACTGCCTTTAACTGCTCTACTGGTTTTCTTTGTGCTCTTATGGTTCCAGCGTGATTCGTTCATGTTCATAGTAGGTTCTTCCTTAGGGCCCTGTGTGGCGGCCAAATGTTGAAAATCGTTTTTATCTAGATTTGTCTTTGCGATATCGCGTGTGTCAAATCTTAACAGTCTACGCATAGCAAAGTAGCGCATTTCTTTTAAGAAACTATACCACATCTTCTTGGCTGCATCGTCTTGATTTTCTGTAATACCTTGACTGTAGTAAATCTTTAAACTGCCCAAATCATTTAAACTGATGCTTACACGGCCTAGGTTGTGCCCTTCCATTACGAAGTCAAAGTCGAAGAATCGTGCATCTGCGGGGTCAATAGTGACTGCACCGGCTTCGTCGCCCATTTCTAAATTGCTGAAACGGCTGCGAACTTTGTCGAATAAATCTTGGGAAATAATTTGGATAGCGTTCATATTCTTATATTTAGTACGAACTAATGTATATGGGCATGGGTAAGTCGTGATCTTCCATGCCCGAATGATCCCTCATCTTGTCGTAGATTGCAGGATCCCAGTCTTGTAATAGCATAACCATACGTATAACTAATAGCAGTGCAGCCACTAGGTCGTCGTGTTGTCCTACTTTAGCTTTGAATGTAATGCCCTGTGCTACAAATGTTTTCAACTCGCTGACCAACACTTTACTGTTAATTTTGATTTGTTTTGTTTCAATTAGCTGTTTAAGTTTAGCACAAGCTGATATTTTTGCGGCATGTGTAGTGTTGAATCCTTTGCGGAAACGGCGCACATGCCCTTTCTTAATTGGCTCACTTAGGAATAATCCTGGGAATGTGTCTTCACCTAATTCATTGATAGCAACTAATGCTGCTTCACCTAGTGTATTATTTTCTACACTGTAATAAATGTTAGATGCAACACCCGCGGCCTGACATTTGTCGTCAATGTGCTTTAACAAGTCCCGTAAAATGCGGGCCTGTGATTGTACTGGGGTCATATTATGATGCCATTCGCATACCTGATCCATACTAGGTAATTCCATGATCTGTATAGCAGCATAATCACCACCTGTACCTAAGCTAGGATCTAATGCTACAAGATACATACTATTAGGGTTGATTCTTTTATACCAACGTGCCTGCCCCATTTTCATAGTGGGCTCACGTCCTTCCATATCAGAAAGACTAATACTGTTGATCAACGTTTCGTCAAAGATTAAGAATTCACATTCGTGTTCTCGCTGGAATCGTTCGTATCCTACACGCGATACTTCTTCGTTCTTCCACTTTTCATCACGGTCTGGGTGCTCTGACCAAATAGCAATACAAGGATAGAATCCGTTGCGTCCTAGTTCTTGAGCATTGCCGTGTTCGTCAAACCGCTTGTTAGCCTCGTTCCAAATCTGCGCAAATTGGTCTTCGTCACTATTCGGAGTTGATGTAATAATTGCCTTACCACCAGTTGCCAATGTAGGCGAAATGGATGTCCAGAACTCGACAGCGATATTAGGTTCTACATAGGCAAACTCGTCACAGTATAGCAATGATACAGACATACCACGACCTGTTGTTTCAGTTGTTGTCTGTGCAACAATGCGTGATCCGTTGTCAAACTCTAAACTTTGTTTGTTATAACTTGTAACACCTGCGCGGATAAAGTCAGGACATGTTTCATATGCATACCGTAGACGTTGCATAATTTCCTGAGCACCAGTATATTTGTGCGCCGAGATAAGAATTGTACTGTCGGGTACGAACATAGCGTACCACAGTAAATAGCCTACGGCTGTTGTGGTCTTTCCCATCTGGCGCCCTAGCATATTTACACTGAAGCGGTGACCGTGATAGCTATCTAGTAAACGTTTTTGATAATCAAACGGTTTATATTGAATCTTACCTTTTGTGGGATGTTGGATAAAGAAGAAATTATCCAAGAAATATTTTGGGCCAGTAATCGGGTCACTACATTTGAGCATATGCTCAACATCTTCGTCAGTCCAACGCTGTGTAGCGTTAGCTTTTTTAATTAAATTACCATCTAAACTTTTACTTGCCATGCTATTATTTACTGAAAAAAATAGCCTCCGAAGAGGCTATTTGGATTACATCCTAATGTATTATTTTGTCAAACCAGCTAGTTTTAACATAGATGCCATGCTTTCATTTGCACCTTCTTTGGTGTTTCTTACGGCATCAGCAGAGTCGCCAGATGCGGCTTTGCGTTTGTATGCAGGAATATTAACTGGATTCTTTGGATCTAGATCTTTCAAACGATCTTCAATTCCTTCTTCCATTTCTTCGTCATCTTCTTCAGCAGCTTCGTCCATTTCTTCTTCAGAAGATTCACCGATAAACTTTTTGTATTCTTTCATCAAGTTTTCAAATGTAGCAGTAGGCTGTGTTCCAATACGCTTTTCGCCGTTACTAGTTTCGCCGCCACCTTGTGGATTGTCTTGCTTGGCAAATTCGTTAGCATCAAATGCTGGAGGCTTTGTAGGATCAGCTGGACTGTTGTCATATTGACCCTCATCTTCTTGCTCTTCCTCGTCATCATTCTCTGCATCGTGGTCATCCATGTCGTGATCGCCATCACCGTCCATTTCTGGATTTAACTTGTCGATTACAGAACGCATCATATCGCTGTCAGTAGCAGCAGGTCCAACGGCTGTAACTGGCTCAGCAGTCATCACAGTTGGTTCAGGTTCCATGCCTAGGTGCTCTGGTTCTACTTTGCTTAATCCTGCTAGAGACATAATGTCTTTTAGCATACCGCTCAATTCTTCGCCGCTAGCAGCAGTCATGTTGATACTGGCAGGAGTGTTTGGAGCACCACCCATCCCGTCCATCATGCCCATTGGCCCGCATTCCTCTAAGTCTGCGCTTTCTCTAACAATGTTAGGATTTTGTGCATCTAGCTCAGCTAGGCGTTTCATTACGTCGATCATTTTCATCATGATTATTTCCTTGGGTCTTCTGCCAATTTTAATACACCACCGTGTGTATCTGATGGCGTATCGGTACTATATTTTGCAGCACCTTCTGTTGGGATTTCTTCTCCGCGGGCTTTACGCTGTAGTTTCAAGATGTCATTTAATTCTTTAACAAATCCAGTGTTGTATTTGTCGCCGTAATAATCTTCAAATTGAGGATTGCCTGCTTCTTTGTAATTGGGATCATTTAACAAAGCACCTTCACGTTCTGTGACAGGAGTTTGATATTCTTCACTTGGTTCGCCAGGACGACGAACAACTAAATTCTGTTTGCTAACACCTAGTTCTGTTGCTAGGTATTCTGTAAGTTCTTGTTGTGTAGTTGGGTAATCTAATGTAACTTCATAGATACTAACTTCGCAATTCTTAACTTGTGGAAAATCTAAAGGAAGTGCTTGAATCGGAGTTTTAGCAGACTTTTTGAATCCACTCATTGCATATCTGTCTAACAATGTTTTCATTGCTGCTTCTTGCTCTGTTGTGAAGTCACCGGCCACTTTAACACGGAAGTCATACTTCTTTGAAGATTCGGAGAGGTATTCTTTGAATGTCTTGGTCATAGTGTATTTATTTATTCAGATTCTTTAGTTTTTCCAGGATGCTATTACGATCTGTGATAATATATCCCTGTCCCTCTACAGTTTCTGCACCTGTATCATTACCGTTTTTCTTGTCAATTGCTAACTTCTTTAGTTGCAGATCGACCATCTTTAACTTCTTATCAATCTTGTTAGTCTTGGCTGTAATGGCTGCGTTCATCATTTGTGCGGCAATTTCAAACATACGTGATCCATAACGTGGGTCAACGTTCATACCTAGATCCATTAGATCGTCATATGCCTGTTCAGCTTTAGCAGCAAGCCCGTCTAATTCTGCATCACTAACATCGCCTAGCCCTTTTACACGAGGTAATGCGGCAGCAATCTTGTCAAATTCTTCTAACCTATCTTCTAAACTAATTGGGATAGTTTCTGTGGGAGTAGGCTCCGGAGCGATGTACTCTGTTTTTTCAGGAGCGATATTTAAAACTTCTTCTAAACGTTTGGTCATAATATTACTTATTTTCTTTTGGAGCCACCGCTGTAAATATCAGTCTCGTTCATGATTCTAAAACGTATACCCTGTTGTTTGCACCAATTGCTAGCTGCGGCCCATTTGGCCATGTTCTTAACATATTGAGCTTGATTGTAGGGATTTTTACCAACTTTTTCTTTTAACATTTGGTTAGCTGGTTTGATTTCAATTAGTTCGACATGCTTGCTCATGTTCTTATCAACGTAAGTGATTAAGAAATCAGGGACATACACTGTCTGTTTTCCTGTTAGTGGATCACGATAGGGAATTTTAACACACTCACTAGCCCACTGCTGGATGCTAGGATTGTTATCGCAGAATGTCATAAAGGTGTATTCCCAACTTGATCTATATGTAGGATCACGACCTCCTACAAATTTATCAGGGTTCTTTACTTTGTAAACACCTTGACTGAACTTTAAGCTCATGCTACTACGTTTCTTTGCACTTCAAAATGTGGAGTAAACCCTCGAGCATAACCTAAGAAGCTGGTCTTTACTCTGTTGTAATTTAAAATCTCAGATACTAATGCTGATATTTCTGCACTATCCAACCCACGTAATGTATCTAAAATTTGCATGGGATTATATCCATCCTTCTTAGCCTGCTTCATAATAATAACTGCAACAGATTCTGCTGCTACAGGATCAAATTTTCGACTGGTGAAGAATCCAGTCATTGCTGCTAATACTGATGCACTTAGTTCCAACGGTTGTGCATAATAATTATCAAACGCCTGCACAGTGGCATCTGCGGTTGATTTAGTTGCAGGTAAGTTGCTGTAAAGATTTTTCATTTTAATTGCCTGTTAATTTTTTAGCAAGTGCAGTTGTTGCTTGGGTGAGTCCATTGACACTAGAATTTTGACCAGAAAATAAATTAATTCCAAGATTGCCCAATGCTCCAGCATTCCCAGTATTAATAGCATCTTTAAGTTGTTGACCTGCACCGCCTGGCTGATTTCCTGTGGCTGAAATATTTCCTAAGACGCCAGTTAATATACTGTACCCTTCTGTTTGCAATCCTGCTTTGCTTAATTGTCTTACATTTTTAGCTAGTGAGTTTGCTTGTATGGCTACCCCTAAAAAGTCTAAAGGACTTTTTGCATTAGTAAGTGCGCCAAACAATCCTGTTGCTCCAGAAATAACTCCACCACCGCCAAATAATGTATTAGTGCCATTGCCTCCGACACTTAATGGGCTAGGGGAAGTATCATAGTATATTGCGGCAAAGTTTTCAGGAGCATTACCTTTTTGTATAATACCTTGACTATATATAACATTTTCATATGCTACAGTCATTTTACTACCTAGTATTTTATTACCTTCATCCTGACTAACACCGTCGTGCGCCCAATCTGTAACTATGGGATTAACCAATGTTACTTGTGTAAATTTATGCTGATGCATTACATAGATATCGATTGTGTCAAAGAATTGCGTTGATTGATTATTGTTTAACCCGTAGTTGTTATCTTTGATACCATATTTTGTATCAGTAAACGCTACAGGAATTTGTCCTTTAGATAGTTTGCCGCCTGTGCTATCACCGTAATTACTATCTGCAAAATAATATTTGTAATAGTTCTTCCATAGATTTGTAGTGATATCGCTATTATCATCGTGAAAATCTATATTAATATTTCCGTAATTAAGTTTAGTCTGCACTACCGTTTTTCTATTATACTGATTAAGTGTTTCTGTAGTAATAGTGAATTTTGGAAGGTCAATCTTCTTAACTAGTAAGCCTACATTTTTACTGTATTTTTCTAACCATTCTTTATCTTTAATTACACCTGATTTAAGGTTAAATGAGACAAAGTATAAAAATCCTAATTTAGGAGCGCGAGCATATGTATCTGCCACATATAGACGACTAGCATGTTTGTAGTCTTTCATCTGTGCAGAATTGCCAAATATACCAGCACCTACACCACCTAAAAAGTTTGTAAAAGGATTACTCATAGTAATATTTAGTCAATAAAAAAGCCGGGGATAAACCCGGCTTTTTGCGATGAACGATATTATTAGCCGCCTAGTGCTAGTGTACGTGCAGTGCGTCCGACTGCTGCACCTAAGCCTGTCAATGCACCTGCTGCATCAACTTGTACTGCGTTATCATAAGTGATAGTCATTGCAATATCCATTGGATCGTTGCTTGTGTAATCACCACCTTGATACGTTGCAACTTTTAGGAAACAACCATGGAATTCAAATGCTTCTAATACAGCAGGAGTATAAGCGCCGTTACCGCCATCTAAGATTTCAACACGCATCATAAACTTATAGTCAATACCGCTAGCGGCACCGCTTTGTTCATAGAAGTCAAACTGCTTCTGTAGTTGTTCGCCAACTTTCTTACTAACTGCACCAGTGACATCATCACGAACTGTTAGTTTAGCATCGGCAAAACTGTGACGTCCTGCTAGTTTAACAGTGCTGTTATACACTGCTAACTTGATTTCTTCAAAGCTAACTTCTGGACGAGTTACGTTCATGACCTGTTTGGTCAATTCTGTGCTAGGTGTTCCTGCAACACCAAATCCGTCTAGTGTAACACGGAAGCGGTATTTCAGCTTTGGCATCAACAGGCCTTGATTTGACGAACTTTGATCAGTCGACAAAGGCACTGTGAATCTATTTAAACTTGCGATTGGCATGTATATGCTCCTTATTCTTTAATATTTACCTATTATAGTCCGGCTGCAATTGCACCAGTATTCTTAATACGTAGTGGAATGTAGATGAACTCAACTGCTTTAACTGGTTCAATAGCAATATCCATATATAGCTCAGAGCGGTCAATTCTTGCAGGTGTATTGTTTGTGCCATCACATACAACAACGAAGTCATAAAGAGCACGTTGACCTACTAGCTCTAGTAATAGGCTTTCGGCAGCAGCTTTGATTTCACGGCGTGTTTGTGCATCGTTTGGTTCAAATAGATATGGCTTGGCTAAGATACCTAATTGTCTACGTAGGTATGCAACTAAACGAACTACGTTGATACGATCCAATGCGCTAGCATTCTTAGCACGAGTGTATTGACCAAAGTTAACAACACCTACACCTGGTAGAGTTGCAATTGGGTTAATCTTAACATCGTGTAGAACGTTGCGTAGACCTTCGTACAATGCAGCAGTCTTAAACTCACCTTCGGCTGTAATGTAACCAACGCTACTTGCATTGTCAACACCACCACGACGTGTACCTGCTGGTGCAAACCATTGGTAGCTCTTGGCATCGCTATTGATGATTGTACGTAGCATCATGTGACTTGGCGGAACAACAATGTTGTTACCTGTGTTGTCAGTTGTGTAACCACTTGGATAGAACATACCCATGTATTCGTCATATGTAACTGCGCCATCGTCACCGTTATCAAATGCTAGACCAGTGTTCATGCCCCATGCATTTAATGCAGTTGCAGTTGGTGTTAAACGGAATGGTGTATCACCGATAACAAATGCTGTCTGACCACGATCAGTGTTAAATGCAACCATGTTTGCAATAGCTTCTGGGTAACCAGGAGTTGCAATCAAGTTGAATACCAATGTATCTGTATCACGCACAGCAGCGTTGGTATCAATCATTGCTTTTAGTTTAGATACAACATATCCACGTTGTGCATGACGACCAAACTTACCAGAACCATCTTCATTGTTAGGGCTAACCGTGACCCAACGATCTGGCGTATAGATTGGTAGTCCAGTAGCCGGATCAATCATGTTATCGTTTTGATATCTGATGTTTTTGCCTAGGTTAGCTTCTAAATTCAAATGTCCTTTTACAAACTTCTTGATGTTATAACCGCTACGGCGTAGGTTCCATAACTTCATACCTTTTGGATACAATGCTGGATCTGGAGCATCTGGATCAACATAATCGTATGTTAATAATTTTTGTACAGAATCAGGCACTACATCATCACCAGCACCACTCCAACGTGCATCAGCAAACAACCAACCATTAGGAGTTGTTTGATCAGCAGTATCTTGTAGTACCCACTTTAATGTAGCTACACCGTCATATACGTAAACATTCTTACCGTACATTTCTGTATCGGCAGTGGAGATCCAAATATCACCGTTAACTAGATCGCTACCATCACTTTGTGTAGTAGGTTGTGTTGCACTGATGATAGGGCCTGCAGGATCAGTTCCTGTGTAACCACTGTAATTTTGATATCCAACCCAGTGTGTACCATTATGAATCATAATGTCAACATCGTTAACATTTGAATCATACCATAGACGACCGTCATCTGGCAATACTGTAGGAGTTGTTTTTTTAGCTTCGTATACTAGCGGCTTCCAATTAGAGGCAATATATGTAAACCCTTCTTGTGTTGCGGCTGCATATAAATTAGCAGTTCCTGACTTTGTAACCATATTGTAGGCAGATAGCCCAATAGTGCCCAATGGATTATTTGTACTATCAGATAATTCAAAATCTCCACCTAGCGCATGTTTAAATGTAACTTTATGTGTAGATGCATCGTAGGTTGCAGATACATTTACCAACCCAGCGGCACTTAATGCAGCAGGAATTTGTGCAGCTACACTATTAGATAAACTACCAGAAACGTTGATTGTCTTGGTTGCTCCCCAAACACTGCTACTTCCTAATGTTTCTCTAATAGTAAATTGGCTGGTACTTGATTGTGTAGAAGTACTTGCACCGCTTACTACTGTTGTTGGGCTTGTAGAATTACGTCTCCATACTTTAAAAGTTGCTCTTGCAGTGCTTGCATTTGCTATTCCGTAGTGATCATAATCAGTTTCAACAAATACTGTTCCCACTGGAATGTTTTTGCCGCCGCCTGTGTAGTCAAACTTTTCTAATGCTTGACGTGTACTGCTATAAATTGGAGCACTTACAGTAGTCCAAGATTTCGTGCTACCGTTGTAATATTTTACAAGCCAATTTGCTCCAAGACCCGGAGTAGTTGTCTGAATCCAGATGCTGCCGGATACTGCTGTGCTGGTTGTCCATGTTGGATAATCAGTATGGGGGCTTAGTTGTACTTTCTTACCACTGTCAAAACCGCCTTGTACTAATGTCCAAGTGTTATCTGCTTTTTTGTAGTATAGCTGATTTGTATTTGCACCAGTGATAACCATTGCATAGTCGCCCTGTAGGCCAAAAGAAGATGCAGGTATACTACCGTTTAATGCTGTATCCATATTGTCATCATCGATAATTAATGGAGTTATAGTTTTAAACTTGCCGGCAGGATTTTGTCCAGTAGCATCATATTCTTTAATGCCGTATAGACTAGAATCGCTGTCAACCCAGTACGTACCTGCAACCGGTGTGCCAGTTGGAATACTTGTGCTAGGCGTTAGTTGACCTAGGTCAACATCAGCACGGACAACATAAGCTCTAGAACTTACGCCTAGTGCGCTGTATGCAGCTTGTAAACCGTATTCGTTTAATTCGCCACCATGTACAGGATTACTACTAGCATCTGTATAGAATAGCGGGGTACCGAATGTATCAGTTAAGTCACGTTGACTTGTGATAACATAAACTTTACCTGCATTAGCAGCAGTCGTACCTTGCGCGGTACCTGTTGCAGAAGCGTTGCTCTTGTCTTGTGCAGTAGCAACGAAAATAAGTGGTGTAGTGCCAGGTGCCGACGGAGTATAGAAACTCTCGTCAATAACTGATACGCTTACGCCTGGTGAACCTAATGTGGCCATTTTTCAATCTCCTTAATGGATTACTTCTATTATTTAGCAGGTCCGGAGAAAAAATGCCCGGTTAAATACACTTGAAAAGGGCACTAAAAGGGCGGGGTATGAGAAATTTATGTAGAACTTGCGGGCAAAGACCGGTAGCTGTTAATTACTACAAAGAAGGTAAGCCGTTCTATAGGTCAAAGTGCGACCATTGTTCTAGAGGCAGGGGAGAAGGTAAGCCACTATGGGCATTGGCAGGCTACAAGAAAAAATTGTCTTGTGATAAATGCGGCTTTAGCAGTAAATATCCCGATCAATTTAATGTTTTTAATATAGATGGAGATCCTGCAAATTGTAGATTTACCAATCTAAAAACAGTGTGTGCCAACTGTCAACGCATATTGCATAAACTTAAACTGCCATGGAAACAGGGAGACCTTACTCCTGACTTCTAACCAAGTAAATCTAATGCAATCTTTGTACTGAAAGGTAAGTCTTTTTTAGGAAGCAGATTTTCTATCTGTGAATATAAATCGTCAATAGTAGTATCGTTGAGGACAACATGATCAATTTCACCACCCACCCACGCTGTTTCGCTAGCATGAATTTTAAGTTGTTCTAGTTTGTTTTTACTCAACGACCAAGAGGCATTGCCGTCAGGGCCTCGATTGAAGCTTTCAGCAGCAGTGTACCATACTGGATCATCACCACGCTTGATACGGACTACAATGCCACCTGCATTATGAATAGATTGAATCTCGTTAGGAAAGCGGACATCACTGATAACAATATTGTCACCTGTTTTACGCATCTTGTTTTCTACTGATGCAATCCAGATATCATCGTGGAAGCCTTTACGGCAAACTTCTGTACCCCAATATTGTAGAACCCACCGTGGTGTTAGTTTGGGCATGTTGAGTCGTTGTGCCCACCATTCATCGACTTGTTCTCGCCATTCGCGGGCTTCTGCTGTGCGGCCTTCTAGCAGTGTGCGGTCCCAACCAAATACGTTTGCAACAGCATCTTTGAGTGTGTTGGCGAAACTATCTCGCCTAAAACCATGAAAATTAACCAAATAATCTGCGGCAGTATCTTTGCCGCTACCAATGAATCCAACAAACCCTACAATCATAGTATCTCCAAGCGTGATGCTTATAATTATATTACGTACAGATTACGGTGTCAATAACTGAATTAGCCAATGACAAAAGTTAGTGGCTCTCCGCCTTCTTTGTAATTGATTAGGTCCTGCTCTAACATTTCCATTTCAGCTTTGCCTTCAGCTTTTAGAGCAGTTCCGTTAAGTGTGGTTCCGCCTTGTGGGCTGGCAATTGTGGCAAACTTTTCACGTGCCTCGCCTAGTATAACTTTGCAACTGGCCAGACTGTAGTCTCTTAACCACTGACTTGCAGACGGATCTTGTAGTAGGTTAAAATCAGGACGATAGTTATACATCCAAACTAATAATTCTTCCTCACTGCGAGGACGTTGCATTATGGTCAACAATTTTGTAGTTTTGTTAAATGTAAAATTGACATCACTACCGAACATTTTACCTACTAGTTTCTGATAGCTAGCAAACGCATAATAGGTTGCCAAGCCGCCCATGTTAGAACTTGTTAACAAATAGGTGTTAGAATATGCTAGGTTGAACGGTTCAAATAATGTACCGCCATTACCGCCGCCGCTTCTACTACCGATACTACGACGGAATAGTTGACGAACGTTCATTACTTCTTTGGGCAGAATATAATCATTTTGATCAACTTGCAGGGTAATAAATCCGAAACTTTCCTCTACAGCGTTTGAGCTACGCTGGCGGAATTTGTTTAGGGCACGATCTATCGCCGTATTGTAATGAATAGGGTCTAGTTCTACATCAACCATACCAGCACCAAGCATGGCCTGCACATAGTCAATAACTTTTTGGCGTTCGTTTTCAGTTTCAGTCATACGAATATTTATCAGTTTATGGCACGCTAAATATAAGACTATGCCAAGACTCTCATTATACAAGCCGGAAAAAGGCGCCGATTTTAGGTTTTTAGATCGTGTGATCAACGAAGAATTTCAAGTTGGCGGCACCGACGTCTTTGTACACAAGTACATGGGCCCGGTTGATCCGCTAGCAGGTGAGAGCACTCCGGGTGTCCCAAACAATAATAATCCTATTCCAGAATTAGGGATACAAGATTTAATATTCATGGAGAACCGTGATCGTCACTATGCCCCAGATGTCTATGTAATGCGCGGAATTTACACCATGCAGGACTTGGATTTTAATTTGAGTCAGTTTGGATTATTCTTACAGAATGACAATATCTTCATCATGTTCCACTTGCGTAACACTGTTGATACATTGTTGCGTAAAATTATGCCTGGGGATGTTATTGAGTTGCCGCATCAGAAAGATGAATATGCACTTGATGATAGTCTAGTAGCATTAAAGAGATTTTATGTAGTACAGGATGTTAGCCGTCCTGCTGCAGGATATAGTCAGACTTGGTATCCACACTTACTACGTGCTAAATGTGTGCCGTTAGTTGATAGTCAAGAGTTTAAAGAAATACTCGATAGCGATGCTGGTGCCGGCAACGGTAGCACACTACGTGATTTGTTAAGTACCTATCAACGAAGTATAGATGTTAACAATCAGATCATTGCACAGGCAGATGCTGATGTCCCTAAAAGCGGCTTTGATGCTAGCCACTTGTATGTTATTCCTACATCAACCGCTACAGGGTTGGTCAATGTTGCAGATGCTAGCATTGCCACAATGGATGCTACTATACAGCAGGCTGTATTAGACGCCAGTGCGGTATTGCAAACTCCTAACAATAATAACATATACGTAGGTTATCTAACAGGGGATGGAGTTGCGCCAAATGGTGTGCCTTACGGGTTTGGTATTTCATTCCCAGGTAATCCTATAACAGGACAGTTTTATCTACGAACAGATTATTTGCCCAACAGGCTGTTTAGATTTGACGGAAGACATTGGATCAAGTTTGAAGACAATGTTAGAATGACATTAAACAATTTTGGAACACAAGATGTTTCTACTGGTACATTTGTAGGTAAAGCTATACAGCAGACAGAAAAGACCAGCTTTATTAACAATACAAATACTGCTACCATTGCAGGTCAAATTGTTCAAGAAAGACAAGCATTAAGTAAAGCACTAAAACCTCAGGCGGATAATTAAAAATGGATTTTTTCTACGACGGTCAAACCAAACGATATATAACGCAGTTCATGCGTATCATGAGTAACTTCAGTTATCAAGATGCTAAAGGACAACTAACTCGTATTCCGGTTCGATATGGAGATATGAGTAGGCAGGTAGGGGCTCTGTTGAAGAAAAACAGTGAGAACACTATTCCGTCTGCACCATTTATTTCCTGCTATATCAAAGACATGCAGTTTGATCAATCAAGGATGCAGGATCCAACATTTATCAGTAAGGTGCAGATTAGAGAACAAGCACTTGATCCAGTTACTGGACAATATGTAATTAATCAGCAAGGTGCAAATTATACTGTAGAACGTATGATGCCATCTCCTTATCTTGCTACATTTAATGCAGATATATGGACAACTAATACAGATCAAAAGTTGCAAATATGGGAACAACTAGCTGTGTTGTTTAATCCTAGTTTAGAATTACAAACGACAGACAACTATATCGACTGGACCAGTATTAGTGTTATTACACTGAAGAGTCACGTGTGGAGTAGTCGTAGTGTTCCGCAAGGCCTTGAACAAGATATAGATGTATTGAGCATGACATTTGAGACTCATGTGTGGATTACTCCACCTGTCAAAGTCAAGAAGTTAGGTATTATTACTAAAATTATTGCCAGCGTGTTTTCTACAACACAGGGAACCATTGCTAACGATTTTTCTAATCCCAATGCAGTATTAGAATCATTAGGTACTGAACAACAATCAGTTATTGTTACACCAGGCAACTTTGATTTATTGGTATTGAATAATGTTGCAACTTTATTGTCTAGTAACGGAACAGGACTTACAACAGACACTGGTGCTACAACCGGTGTTAAGAGTTCGTGGATGACTTTGTTAGATTTATATCCAGGAAAATTCCGTGCTGGTTTAAGTCAGCTAAGATTGACCAAACCTGACGGTAATGAAATTGTTGCACATATTAGTTTAGATCCGTTAGATGAGTTTAAGATGGTACTAGCATTTGACCTTGCTACAATTCCTACCAACACCCCTATTCAAGGACCTGCTCGTAATTCATATAATTTGGGATCAGTTGATGCTATTATCAACCCCGAAACTTATAATCCTACTAACAAAGTTGCAGGTACTAGATACTTAATATTAAATGATATTAATAGTGATCCAATCAATGGCCCCGCTGCATGGTTACAGGGTAATGGTGACGGATTTAATGCTATTGGAAATGATATCATAGAGTGGGACGGAAATAACTGGGTTGTAGTATTCAATTCATCTACTGACACAGAAGTCACCTACATAACTAATGCATATACCGGTGTACAATACAAATGGGAAAATTCATCCTGGAGTAAGAGTTTTGAAGGTATCTATAGTAACGGTGCATGGCGTCTAATTCTCTAAATCAAATCATATGTAGTGGCGGTCTTTTTCTTGCAAAAGACACACAGAGATTCTTATTTCTTCTCAGAACTCAGGGTAAAACTGCAGGAACTTGGGGATTAGTTGGCGGAAAAAAGGAACCTACAGACCCCACTGCCGTTGACGCATTAAAACGCGAAATAACAGAAGAAGTAGGCAAAACACCTCAGATAAAAAAAATAGTCCCTTTGGAACTATTCACAAGTAACGATCAAAACTTTCAATACAATACCTATGTTCTGTTGGTTGATAAAGAATTTATCCCTACACTAAATGAAGAACATAGCGGCTATGCTTGGTGTAGTTATGATAGCTGGCCTAAACCGTTGCATCAGGGCGTAAAAAATAGCCTTAATAACAAAAGTATTAAGGCTAAATTAGAAATACTGTTAAGTTTATTTAAAATTATTGAATAACTTTATTGCTCAGAGGTCCTTGTGGAGGAGGATTACTCATGCTGCCGCTTTGATTTTCTACCTGAGATTGTGCTTGACGAGCTAGTTCATCAATAGTTCTACGGCTAAGTTTATGAGGAAGTTCCTCTAATCCTGCAATAATTGTATTGAAAGTTTGAATATCTACTTTTAGTTCAATTGTTTGATCACCCATATTATTTCCTTATTTGCAAATAGGTTAACCTATCAGTAGGTTATAGTGTACTTATGATTAAAATACACACCTTATACTAATTATGGATTAAACAGCTTCCGGAGGAACAATTGTTGTGCCCCAAGGTAAGTTAGCTTCGATTACTTGAACAACCTGTTGATCTATCTCTTTCCAGATTTGTTTTGTGATATGTGTAGCATAGTGCCCAACAACTACATCTTTGATCCAGCCAATGACAACTTCTTCAGTTAGTTGATCAAACGGAACAAACACATCACCGTCAGGCATAGTATTTGTTGTAAATGGAGTAGCTCCAATAAATGCTCCAGTTCTTTCGTATTCGTCAGTTGCACTACATTTCCAATGTGTTTGTATCACCGCATTTGTAAAAGTTCCTTCATTTCTAGTTTTTAAACTAGTAATGGACCAGGAGTAAGTAACAGTAGATGTACTACCGTCGGACCAAGTATGCACTTGTGAATTTGGAATATCGGTTGCCATTATAATCTTTCCTATATAGATTTTTATTTAGTGTTGTGATTATATTGGATTGGTAATTATACCAGCTTCTATTTCACGTTGAATTTGCGCCGTAAGTTTATCTATTACTTTATCCTGCATAGTTTGGTCAAATTCTGTTTCTAACTCTTCTAAAAGTCTTCTTGTCCCCGGAACAACTAGACCTAAATCGTAATCAGCTGTGTGTGATACTCCGTTATGTTCAAAGGTTATTGTCGCTGTACCTTTAGTAATATCACGTCTAGTTATATTAACCTGCATCTTTATCTCCAATAAGTTGTATAATCATTTTTTCTAGTTTAGCAACCGTGGCTTCTAATTCTGCAACACGGTCGTCTGTTAGTTTACTTGTCACAGCCAATATTGCTGTTGTTTTGGCATAATCAACAGATAGCGTTCCCAAACCTGTTATGATTTTTCTTTCATCGTCTGCCTCATGTACAAATTCACCACAGCCATTCTCTTGCAATGTTTGTGCTCCGTAGCCGATCATTGTCATGCCGTCGCGATCGTATTTAATAGCAGATTTTGCCAGACCGTTTCTTCTTTCTATAACATTATCAATTTCTCGAACATTTTCTTTTAATCTTAGATCGGACCAATATGCTGTAACGTTACCTGTGAAATAAGTGTTACCACTCATATCACCGTACATCAGCCAACCATACTGGGGATTATACATACCCCAGTTACTACCGTTGGCCATTAATATACAGTTATTTGGATATACTCCATATCCTCGCCAACCGTTTAGGCCGCTGCTGTATGTGGTTATATTACCGTAAGAAATTTCTGAATCTGCAGCCCAAATACCTCTACCATAGGAGTTCCAATATACACCAGTATTGCCTACTGGTCGGAACCAATTATTGGCCATTACATAGCTCAACAGCGACGAACCGTTAGGATCTAAGTAGTACCCGGTATCATTTATATCATATATATAAGGAAGATATGTATATCCGTTTGCATTTATATAGAATACATCACTACTGGCTCCATTACCGATACGTAGTGTCTGTGAACTGCCAGTTGTTCCGTTGTCCCAGTTAAGAATGACGGCATAACCATTATATGCATTTAGGTGCAGATTAGGCGTCATACGCATCAAGTAATTGCTCGGTGTGTAACCTCCCATACCAGTAATACCGGCGGTTGCAGCAAAACTCATATTACTAAAATACGAACTGCCTCCCGGATCTGCGTAGTATGCTGTATTATCACTATCGTAGAAAATAGGTCCCCTAACACTGGCTGAACCATATGTAATACTAGCAATAAATGCTTCGTAACTAGTTCCTGGATTATTAATAACTTTAATTCTACCACTAGATTCTATGCTTATTTGAGAAGCAACTACTCCACCCCAATGCCAAGAAATAGTAGGAGGATTATAGCTAACAGATCCACCATACTGAGATTCTCTTAATTGAATGCCTGCATCGCTGTAACTTGTTGAGCTATTGTTACCTCTAGCAAATTGCCAAGTTCCTGTAACTTTACCGCTGCCGTTGGGATCAAGATAATATGTCGAATCGTTATAATCGTAGAATATAGTACCGTAGACAGCACCGCTAAAAGATGCAGATGTTCCTGAGTATCCACCAGCAGCAGTTACACTTGCTGAAGTACCCGAGGCACCGTTACCAAAGTAAATGCCGCTGGTACCTGAATAGTAATTTAGATAAATTGCTCTACTGGAGCCAGAATCTAAATGCAGGTTACCGTTTGTTGTTACAACAGATGCAATTGAGTCAGTACGAGTGATAGCATTTACACCGTCGCCACCAACTTGTAAGTATGATGACCATGTAGCATTAGGTCCAAATCTAACATAGTTAGAACCGTTTGCCGTACCGGCTGCACCGGACATAATTACCTGCGGGCCAGCCAATTGTGTTGATGATGTGTTTGCAAATGCACTAGATTCCCAGGAAATTGCCCATCCACTATTCCATGTGCTTGCCGCATAGTTAGCATAACCTGCCTGGAAATCTGTTACAAAAACGTTGCAATAACTCCATACTGTTGCAAGTTCTCCAATATATACACAATAATTTGCGGTTCCTGTATCATAACCAAATCTCACATTTAATGCAGTGCGACTTTGTGTAGTCATGTAGGCAAATGTATTGATCCAGACACCAGGTGCTGTTGTGTAAGTATATCCACCGCAGTTAATATCAAACGATAAACCATCATAAGTATAAACTTTAACAGTAAATCTCAACATGGTATTAGATACACTAATACCTGTTGGTAATTTGATCTTAATAGCACCAGTTACGGATGATGCTCCTTGCCAACTACTTGCGCCCCCTGGACTTAATAAACGTAACGCAGAGTTTGTACCAGATACATCAGAATTGCCTTGCGTAGTATTAATTGTTGTAGCGTTAATACCACCACTCATAGTGCCGCCTGCCAGAGGTAGATAAATTCCACTCAATGACGGAATATCTGCAGCCACTAATGCACGGAAAGAAGGAGTTCCGGCAGATCCGTTGGGTGCGGCTAACACATAGTTAGCTGTTTTGCTAGCATATGGATTTTGTGTATCTCCGTACCCGGACGCTAAGGCAATTGTAACAGCAGATGAACCATTATAACTTGTTCCGCTTAACGGAGAACTAATAGTTAACGCATTAGCAAGAGACCCAGCAGTTAATCCACTTGCACTTATCCAAGTAGGAGCAGCATTACCATTACTTTGTAGTATTTGACCAGATGTTCCGTAATTGCTTGCTCCATTAAATGCCAGCGCACCAGCTGATGTTAATGACATTGCAAGGGTTAGAGTAGCATTGTTACCAAGTGCAACTGTTTGACTTGCGCCAACATACCAGTTATGTTGATTACCGCTAATTGTATATGCAGCACGGTTCAATGCGCCAGCACCGTAAGAACTAAGGAATGTACCGGCGGCTGCACTACTTGGGTATACACCATATCCAATAACTGGTCCACCACTACTATATTCTGTACCAATGTTAGTAAGAGAACCAGTTCCGTAATTACTTTGTAATAAAATTGTGCCGTTTGTACTGCCCGATCCGCCCGCTACAATACTGCCTAGAACGTTTAGTTTGTTAGTAAAACCGGTGTTAAGTTGCGATGAGGTTCCGAAATATCCATTACCGCTTGCAAGGATATCACCAGTATTAGCAGTTACAGAATAAGTACCAACAGCTAGAGATCCTGAAACTTTTTCATTGCCGCCTACAAAACTATTACCTTGATTCCATAAACCCCAAGAATTGGTAATTGTTACGTTTGTACCAGCAACTGGTGCATCAACATATAAATTAGTAGCATTGGTGACTGTTATAGCATTAGTTGATGCGAAGGTAGGAGCTTGTAAACTTGCACCTGCTCTAAATGTTACGGTAGCACTTGCTGCTGAACTAGTATCAGTTAATGTAGCAACTCCACTATTAAATATCGGGCTTACTGTAGTCCATGAAGCAGTGCTTAAATTTCCAGTTCTAGAAAATATACTAGTTTGTACTGTTCCAGTAACTGTTAAAATATTAGTGCCGCTATTCCATGCTAGGTTAGAACTAAATCCTGTTGCACTTGTAGCTGTTTGATATGGTATTTGACCAGTACTTCCGCCGGCAATATTGGTAGCAGTAGATGCAGCACCGGTGCTAATAGTTACCCAAGTTGGGCTTGCATCACCATTACTCTGCAAAACTTGACCGCTAGTACCGTAGTTAGTGGGTCCGTTAAATGCTAGACCACCGTTGGCTGTTAGACGAATTTTTTCCGATGCACCTATTGCCCAGGTAAAAATACTTGCAATAGAATCTAACTGAACATACGAGGATCCACTGCGGTTATATGATTGGAATAAATTTTTGCCAGATGAATATCCTGGGCCAAATTCAATTCCTTCTGCCCCTGCATTGCTCACAACTAGATTATAAGATGGGTTGGTTATTCCAATACCAATGTAGCCACCGTACGGTTGTAATGTCATATTGCCAGATGCACTACCACTTATGTTTACTTGCTGTATATAAGGAAGGTCGCCAGGTCCTGAACCAAATGCAAAACCGTAGCCGGATGTATTTTTAGGTTGGATGTATAATGTTGAAAGGGATTGAGCTGTTGCTAAAGAGGAAGCGTTACTTGTTCCTCCTATTACTGTTAATTTACCATATGAAGACGTTCCGCCTATACTGACAACACCTGTGCTTGCATTGAATCCAACAGGATTAGTAGTCGATACAGTAGCAGCGGTAGTAGTAGACCCGCTTGCTGATACTCCTACAATATATTCAAATGCATTAGTGTTAGCAGTTGCATTGATATTAACAGCAGAAAGACTGCTCTGATTTATCCATGTTGGACTTGCATTACCATTGCTTTGTAATAGTTGTCCAGATGTTCCATAATTGGTAGATCCGCCAAATGCTATTCCTTTTAAACTAGTAATTCTAAGTGCTTCAGTTGTGCCATTACTTGAGAATATTAAATCACCGTTATTTGTAGTAATGGTAGAAGTTGTCGAATTAGTTGTATCACCCAATATCAATTGTGGAGCAGATGTAGATGCTCCGATATAAGTTTGTCCTCGTACATCTAATCTGTAGTTAGGTCTGTTGGTATTGATGCCAACGTACTGACTTGAATCAACACGAATAGCTTCGGTCCCAGCAGTCGTTAAAGATACTGCACTTGAAGTAGATAAAATTATAAAGGCATTTGATATCGAATAATCACTTAATGCAATTTGGGTTGCATCTGAATATAATACACCAATTGTACCAGTAGATGCGCCACGAAATCTTACTACTGAATTAACACTACCTACAATATGTAAAGGTGCTGTCGGAGTTGCAATTCCCATTCCAACATAATTAGTATTGGGCAAATAAGTTAAACCAGAATTTGCAGCTACCTTTATTATGTTACTACCAGTGCTAACAGAAATAAATGTAAGATATTGAACAACTGAAGTTGATGTTTCGTTTGCAACAACAACATTGGTAGCAGTAGATGTATTACCTGCACCTAAAGAACTTAGTGATGTCCATTGCGGTACTGATCCAGTTGATGATAGTACATACCCGGCAGTAGTACTAATATTCAACATTGTAGTTGTACCAGTTGACGTCTGATATGGTAAAGAACCAGTTAATCCGCCTGCTAGATTAGTAGCAGTAGTTGCTGTTGTGGCCAAGTCAGCTAATGCGGCACGACCAACATAGATGCTCGATGTATTGGTATATACAGGGGCACTTGTTCCTGCACTTACTAATATTTGACCTAATGTACCAGTATTAACAAAACCAGTAGCGCCTGCTCCTGTTTGGTATACTAACTGTCCAGCGGTACCTGCAGCTATATTAGTTGCAGTTGTAATGGTTCCATATATTGTACCGCCTACATACAAGTTTCCGCCAATACCTGCACCGCCTACTACTTGTAATGCACCAGTAATAGTTGACGATGCTGTATTCGAACCGCTAACAAACAGTTGGGTATCAACGGTTGCGGTGCCGTAAATTCGTGTTCCAGATAAGAGTTTTGCCATAGTCTTCTATTTATTCGTTATTTTAAGTTGGTTTATCAACTTCATTAAAACCGTTTGATACTAATAATGTTCCTGTATTAGTTTCACGTTTTGCAACACTGCCGCCGTTGATGGAAACTTCATCAAGCAATGCGGCATATTGGGTAGTGGTATTAACACGAATGGTAGAAGTTGTAACTTCGTCAAACTGGCCACTGATAAACAGTGTGCCAGTTGAAGTTAAACGGGCTGCAACAATAGCCATTATCCAAACACCGTGTCTAAACTATTTGTAAGAGTGTTATAGTATTGATATACAGCACTAGCACTAGTTGTTCCAACAAATCCTACTCTATTACCAACATAGATACTATCTGCAACACCGAGGCCGCCGCGCACCTGTAATGCACCTGTACCAGTAGATGTTGATAATGCAGTGCTTGCTAATGTTAGCGTATTATTGTAACTAGGAGCACTTGTTCCGTTGCTTACTAATACATTGCCAGCGGTGCCTGGACCGTAAAAACTTGTTGTACCTGTTGAACTTTGATAAGGAACTTGGCCGGCAGTACCACCAGCAATGTTTGTGGATGTAGTAGCATTACCTGCACTTAATCCGCTAATTGCACTCCATATTGGAGTTGTTCCGTTAGATGTTAGTACATAGCCATTAGACCCAATACTTAAGAAGGTAGTTGTTCCAGTGGATGATTGATATGGCAAACTACCAGCTGCACCATTAGCTATGTTAGTAGCAGTTGATGCAAATGTAGAAGTGGTAGCAGTAGTTGCAACACCAGTTAAATTACCAAAGAATGTTGTAGCAGTTACGTTACCGCCGACAAATACTCCGCCACCAATACCAACACCACCTGTTATTTTTAAAGCTCCGGTTGATGTACTTCCGCTTGCGGTAGCATTTGTTATACTTAATGCAATAGTAGTTGAAGAACCTCGACCAGTAACACTTTGTAAAGTACTAGTATCCCAAATCGTTACTGCACCGGTGCTTGTGTTAACAGCAGTGTCAGTTCCTGCAAATATAGCAGTTTGAGTAGCATACTGATTAACACTAGCAGTGGTTAATATCTGTGCGCCAGCAACATAACTTGTTTGGCCAACATATAATGCACCGCCTATGCCAACGCCGCCGACTACAGTCAGTGAACCAGTTGCAGTTGAACTGGATGCAGTTGTATCTGTTAGTATAATACTGCCAAGTCTAAAAGTTCCATTGGTACCAGTTACGTTAGGAGCATTATCAGCACTGGCATTTACTAACCATTCTAAATAACCTGTTCCATTATCACGACCTAAGAATCCGTTACGATCAGTCGTATCATAATAGTGAAATCTTAAACCAATATCAAGTCCGTCGTTGACTAACCATTGGCTACCTGTATTGTTGGGAAAATGTAATTCAATAATGTTATCTGTGTATACTGTGTTAGTGGTCAACACAGAAGTAGATGTACCGTTAAATACTACACTACTATTGAATATAGACGGGCCTTGAATGAACAATGAACCGGCACCAATACCACCTTGAACATACAAAGCGTTGGCTTGTAATGTGCCAGTGTTAGATGCAGTATTAAGAATTGAAATAGTATTGGTAGTACTATTACCACGATTGGTTACACTTTGTAATGTACTGTTATTCCAAATTGTAATATTGCCAGTTGCTGTATTAATAGCAGTATCAGTTCCAGCAGTGATGGTTGTTTGGTTAGCATACGAATTAATAGTTGCGGTAGTAATAACCTTTTGATTATTTGTATATATGTCTCCCCCAACATACATATCACCGCCAATACCAACTCCTCCTACAACTTGTAATGCACCAGTGATAGTAGAGGTTGACGGAATAGTACCTGCTAATGTTAAAGTATTATTGTATGTAGGAATACTGGAACCATTACTTATTAATACATTACCAGGAGTTCCGGTACTTACGAAACTAGTAACACCTATTGCAGATTGATAAACTAATTGTCCGGCAACACCGCCTGATATATTTGTAGAAGTAAATGCATATGTACTTGTACCAGCTACAATTGCATAATTAGATGTATTTGCATATGTAGAAGTAAATGCAATATCAGCATATGTAGAAGTTGTAGCAGTAGTTGCATAACTTGAAGTACCGGCTACAATTGCATAGTTGGATGTATTTGCAAATGTAGAAGTAAATGCAATGCCAGCATATGTAGAAGTAAATGCAATATTGGCATAGGTGCTTGTTCCAGCAACTATTGCATAATTGGAAGTATTTGCGTATGTAGAAGTAGTAGCAGTATTTGCATATCCTACAGTTAAATTACTAAGACTATACCATTTTGGTGCAGATACATCTGCATATAAAATTTCTCCAGGATTACC